GCTCTTTGAACTATGGTAGCCATTTTAATTAATGCTTCATCATTTTTAATGGATAAATCCATGTATTCTTTAATAAGAGGTACTACTAATGTAGCATCCCCTATATCATTAATTAATGGTTTTAGTTCGTTTATAAGAGCAGAAATTTGCTCTTCTTTTTTCTTCTGGTTATTATAAATTTCTTGGAAAATGTCAGAGAGTTTCTTTTTACCAAAAATATTTTTATCAAGACTACTCATATCTTTTTCTTATAAATATTCTATGGTGCATTCTTTAAAATTTAGATAGTCATTTTCTAAATAAAAAATATAATTCTTTTTAAATATATCTTCTAAAACGTCTGCTATTTTTGTAATTTTTGGGGTTTTAACTTCTATTTGTTCGTGCACATAGATATAAAGGGCCTTTTTATTAAAAACATCTATACCATCTCTTTTTCTAAAAAGTTCTAAAATAGCATCAGCAATTTGAGCATCATTTCCTTTAGAGAAAATAACATATAAATTTTCGGTAATAAAATTAATATATTGATCCATAAAATAAGAAAGACGATCATTAGAAGAAGACGATTCTAAAGTATAGGAATGGTTTTCATCTTTAGACAATTCATCAACTGATGATTTTTGGATTTTTTTCTTATAGTTCTTCTCATTATATAGGATTAACCATCGTTTTACGATAGTTCCAAAATAAGAATAGGCTTTAGCCCCATTATCTGGGTTGAAAAGATGAATTTTAGAAAGGAGGAAAATTATAATTTCATGTTGAAGATGCTCTAAGTCATCTACTTCAGTATGGTAAAATTTAAACGTATGAATAATATTTTGAGTTAGCTTAAAAAAAGCATAATGGATTTCCTCTTCATATATTCTATTTCTTTCCCCAGGATCAGAGGTGCTATTGTATCTAACAATAGCATTCTCTGTTTCTTTAGTAAAATATCTTCGTTTTTCTCTTACTTTCTTAATCATCATTCTTAATTCGGATTACTTTAAAATCATTTAATATCTCTTGAATTTTTTTAATTGATTCAAAGAAAAATCCAATTTCATCATCTGATTTGAATGATCCTTTTCTATCTAATTCTTTTAGTTTTAAATCCGAAACCTCAATAACTTTAGAAATTCTATCTAGATAATTTAAATACCCAACAAGGATATCTTCTGATTTTTCTTGTTTTTTTAAAAGATTAAAAGTCGTGAATCCTAGAATCACGACTAAAACTGATAAAACTGATATAAGAGCTACTATCATAAGTTATTTAATAAATTTTTAAGTCCTTCGTTTTTAAGGGACCCTAAAGCCTTATCTTTGGTAGGGGTCTTTTTAGAGGCATTTGGTTTATTCCCCAATGTGAAATTATTTTCTTTATTTTCCAAAGATTTTTTTCCTCCTTTTAGTTTAGGGAGCCATTCTCTTTCAAATTCAATACGAGCCGCCATCAAATCGGCCTGGTGGAGAATAAAAGGGAGACAAGTTCTTGGCTTTTGTTCGGGCATGAAATTTAAAAGGTATTTTTTGTTTGCCTCGTCATATAAACCATCATGAGTCTGAATGGCTAACATTTCATTAAAGGTATACTGGATACCATGAGATTGGAGCATAAATAAACCTCTATCTGGAACTGATGAAAATGGGACTTTAGTATTAAACATATAATCCTCACCCAGTTTATCTTTTCGCCACTGGTCAGTTTGTGGGATATAAGATTCTTCATTTTCATCTCCCATTTTACCTAAATCATGATTTAGGGCTGAGAATACAAGTTCCTCAATGGTAAAAGTATCCATATCTGCTCCTTCACTTTTCCATAGATCATATTGTTTTAAAGCACATCTAATAACGCGTAAAACATGCTCTACATATCCTCCTGGGAATGCGTTGTGGTATTCTTTTTTATGTGCCGCAGGCATTAACATCAGACGCTCAGCATATTGCTCATAAAATTCTAAAAGTTTTTCTTTACGAGGGGATGAAATATGTTCTTCAATATAAGACATTAATTCACCCCAGTTTTCTTGGATTTGTTCGGCTGTTAGATTCATAACTTTTTAATTTTCTCGTTCAATAATTGTTCTTAAATCCTCAAGAAGCTCATTTAGTTGTTTAACAACATTGTTTCTTTCTTCAGAAGAACCTCTATTGATTGCAAAATTTAATTCTTTAATTTTACTGTGGATGGATTGTATCCTCCTTAACGCTAACTCTTTGTTTCTCATATCTATATATAACTGTTATTTATTCCCGTAACTCAAATATAAAACAGGGATCCTAGTCTTCCAAGTTTTCTTTAGCAAAATCTTGGATTTTTTTCAAAACCGCACATTTTTCAAATTGTTCTATTCCTTCAAAGTAAGAAATACACAAACCTAAATATTTTACAAATTCCAAATCAGAGGAAATTTTCAAATCATTAACCCAATCCTCATCTTCCCAATCCACTTGGCTAATCCAATACCATGCTCTTTCATAAAGCATCACATCTCCAGCAACATCAATGTCTTTAACATCCATAGTTCCTTCCATAGAAGAAAAAAGTATAAGGACTTTATTTTTAAATATTAATCCGTTTTGGATTAGTTTTCTAAACATACCAATTTTAAAATATGGAGTTTTCTTAAACGTTTCCATATTCTCATCAAGGTCCTCTTCTTTAGTTCCCGTGTTTAAAAACGAAAAAAATTTACTTAAATCCATTTCCGTGGTTTTTAATTTAAAGAATTAATTTTGAACTCTAAATCATTAATTTTGCGCTCAATATCAGCAATATCAATCTTTAAATCCTCATAAAGTCTAATAGGATTTACAAAATCAGGATTAGCAGGGTGATAAGCCCACACTTCATCTTTTACAACATGTAAGGCATATAATTTATTTTGCAATTCAATTAATTCCTTCTCTAGGTTTAATTTCTCACCCATAATTGCCCATATTTTTTTACTACCCCATCCCAATATACATATATACCAGTAGGGGCAATATTTGTTATAAATATTATGATTTTATATATCTCGATCCTAATAAGGTAATGGCATCCTTAGCCTCATTCACACCTATGTTAAAAAATTCCCTATCATTATTTACCCTATAATCCCTAAGGTACTTATGAAGTTCACTTTCAAACACGTGAGCATTAAAGCATTTAAACGCGTAAGCAACGCTAAATTCGAGAGGTACGCCCGTTGATCGAGAAATTTGTTTAGCGCGTTTATCGGGCGTATGAGTTGTAAAACCAATTTTTACCAAATTAGGCATTGTTGGGTTTGTTAGAATATAAACCCACGAATCACCTTCACCCTCAAAGTTTTCATACAAGTTTTTTCTTCTTGCAGTATAATACACTACATAATCCCATTCTGAATCATTAGGGTCTTTACTCAGGGTAAAAAACACTGGTTCTGATCCTGTAAAATCTTCGGTAACTGGGATATAGTTTTGGGCTTCGAGTTCACTAATACGTTTGAGGGCCATAATCAATCGTTTTGGGAGTTATTGTATTCTTGTCTAAAGTCTTCATCAAAAATGTACTTTTGAAGAATTATAACATCATTATATAAATCCCACATTTGTACATTTTTATACATCATTAGAGAAAACGGGATCAAAGCTAGGAGGGTTAGTGATGGAATTATTCCTATGATAGACAACACAAGTAGAGTAATGTTAGTTATTCCTAAAACAATGAAAGAAACTACTTGCAAACGCTTTTTGATCGTATTTGATCGAATTGATTTTTGGATTTCTGTTTTCATAACCTTTATTTTTATTTATGCTGTAATATACAAAAAACATTTGGTATATACAAATATATTTTGAGAGGTTATAAAAAATTTTTTAAAGAAAAGAGGTTGGATCCTTTATATTTTTTACGTATTTTGCAAGTTGGGAATTTGGGGTTAATTTATGGGGTTGTTAGTGAAGGTATATAGGGATATATTATCGACGGGTGAAAGGGTGTAGTCGATTTATAAACTCATCACAGACCTTCCCACACCACGCCCCGCCATATATTGACACCAACGCGCGTGGGGATACTTACATAATACCATATATATACCGCATATATACGGCCGGCAGATCCCCTTATTACGAGGGTGGATTTTACGGGTTAATTTTTTTATTCAAAATCATCAAACCCATAATCTGGGGTGTTGTCATAATCGGGTCTGGTGTCTAGTTCGTTTTGGGCGGCATCAATTTCACCTAGATATTTGGCTGTGATTTCGGATGCTAATTCCATTCCACTAACCATCATCACATCATGTTCCCAAGCATCCAAAAGATGGTCACGGTGTAGGATTAATTCTTGGGTTGTCATTGATTTAAAGTCTACCATGTATTTTGCTTTTATTATGCTTAAATATACGAACCTACCTTAGCACCCCCGATTCCCTAGAACTGGGTTATTTATCGAATATCCATTTTATCCACTCTATAGATATTTCCAAAATTATCTTCCACATCTATGGTTACCCGGTTCACCTTAACTACCATACCATCTCTCATCTCCACCGTTCTACCTATATTTTGGAGTGATACTTCAACACCAAATTTAATTTTATCACCAACATTAAATACCTTTTCTACCTTAACTGCTTTTTTAATCAACTTTGTTGCCATAATATTTATTTTTATTATGCTTAAATATACGAACTTTAATTTAACGAGCCGATTCCGTTGTTTTAGAGCCCACGAGCTTACCATCCACAAAGTAATAAAACGCTAGGCGCTTATCGGGCTGTTGAACTGTGATGTTAGCACTTTCGGTTAAGCACCCATCAATATTTAGGATGCGTGATTGGTTTAATTTGATAAATGTATAAGCGTCCATATGATTTGAGTTTTAGACACCGAAAGCCCGATTGCTCGGGCTCAAGGGGTTTTGTATAATTAAAAAGGCATCTCATCATCATCTACCTCATCAAACTCATAATCTGGTCTTTTACTCAATTCTTCATAAATTGCATTAAAGTACTTATCATATCCCTCACTGATTACCCCTCCAAGTTCTCCACTACCATCCATTATCAGATCCATCTCTAAACCTAAAGTTAACTTATCTAACTCTAATACTAACTTTTCTGTTGTCATTTTTGAATAATCTTTCATATGTCTCATTTTTAATTATGGTTTAATATACGAAATTATCTCCACACTCCATATTCCATCCACACCGAAAGCCCCATTTGGGGCTCAAGGTGTATATTCAAGATAAACCGGTTATGAAGCGGTTTCATTAACTTCTACTTTAGCCGGACGACCACGCTTAACGGATCCACCATTAGCAGCCGCTTTAGCAGCCAATTCCGCAATTCGGATCTGTCTAGCACTATCAGCTTTTACAGGACGTCCTCTACGCAGTTCACCATTTGCTTTCTTAGCTGCTAGCTCTGCTAGCCTCTGT